GGCCGGGGTCGGGCGACTTCGGGCATGACGGGCGGCCAGGGGAAGTCGGCGGGTCTGGTTCCGGCGGTGCGTCAAGTTTACCAGCGATACAATCATTGCATAAAAAAATGCACGGAGAATAACGTGATGTCTTTCATCCCCCGTGGTGACGACGACGATAGCGGCACCAGCATGATCGACGTGCCCGACATGAGCGAGGTCATCGCGAATGCGGGCAACCTGGCGGTACCGGGGCAACCGGAGACCTTCACGCTGCGCATGCTGTACGAGGAATTCCCCGAACTCGGCGCAAAATTGACGCCACAGATTGTGCAGTCGATTATCGACCGCGCGACGGGCGTGATTGCCGCGTCGCGCTGGGGCGACGACTGGCGGTTTGCCTTTGCGTGCTATGTCGCGCACGAGGTGACTATGCGCGACCGTGCCTCGCGCGATGCCGATGCGTCGGGACTCGTGCAGTCCGAATCCGCGGATGGCGGGAGCGTCTCCTACAACCATCAATCAATCATCGGCAAGCATGACAATTGGGGTACGATGAACAGCACCGTCTATGGACAGCTTTTCATTGACCGGGCCGTTTTGCTTGGACTTGGCGGCGCGTTTATTTCGTAGGTGATATTATGGCAGAGAAATATTTAGGCATTACAGACATTAAAGGCGCGAAAGAGAAGATCTCTGATATTGTGGTGTTTGGCGACGGTGATACATTCAAACTCCTGTGCAAAGTGTCCAGTCAAGAACAGGGATGTATGAAAAGCAAAAAAAGTGTAATGTGTATGGTGGATGTATTGTGCAGGTGACGACGCAACAGCGCAACCCCGATGGGTCGTATGCCATTGCCGAAGCCGTCTGCTTTGTTCCGGATAATCAAATCATTAGTGAAGAGGATGACCCGACCAAGTTCGAGCCATTTATATGGGAAATTCCATGATCTCCGTCGCCGCATACACCGACGCCCCGGCGTCTGGGCAATACCCCTGCCAGCTATTCGAACGCGGCCTTGTGCCGGGCATGCAGCAGGCGGGTCTGCGCGCGGAGTACATTCCCACGCGACTCATGGGCCGTGAGTTGGATGATTACTTGGACGTTTTTTGCCCAGATTATCTACTCTACCTCGGCACCTGGTTGCCGGAATACGCCGAACTGGTACGCGTGGCGCGGCAACGAAAGATTGGCATGATCTGGTGGGCCACGGAAGACCCGTGCGCCCATGACAGCACGCTGGCGGATTGCGCCTACCACGCGGACATTATTCTTACGCCCGCCATCGAGTGTGTTGACCGCTATCGCCAGCATGGGAAGACTGCCACGCTCTTCACCTTCGGCTGCAATCCCGCCTATCACCAACCAGGTACATTGCGTGTCGAATACGATTATGACTGGATTGCGCCGTGCTCGTATTACGCTGACCATGCCTGCCGCCGGCGCGGATTTGACACGGTGATCCGTCCGTGTGTGGACTCCCCGTACTCAGGCTTTGTCTCCGGCAATCACTGGATGACGCCGGGCGCGGGACAGTATTTTACCAAACGCGACGTGCGCCGCAATTGGATACCCTGCGCCGAAATGCCGGATATCTACGCATCGGCGAAGATCAACATCGGCCTGCAATGCGACGATACCAGCATGACACAGACGAGCATGCGCCCGTTCGAAGTGCTCTCCTGCGGCGGCTTTCTGCTGTCGCAATGGACGCCGGCGATGGACGCGCTGTTTGAGGACCGTGTCCATCTGTTGCTTTCCCGATCCGCCGACGAGACGCGCACTATTCTCGACTATTACCTGGCGCATGATGACGACCGCGCACAGATTGCCCGGCAGGGGCAGGCGTTCGTGCGCGAGCACTATACCTATGCGCGCATGGTGCGTGATCGACTCATTCCCTTGTTGAAAGGCCATGCGTCGTCATGAACACGAATCTGTTTCCGTCATTCAGTTTGTGCATTCCCTTTCGTGCTGACCACGGCGCGCGCGAAGCGGCGTTTACCTGGCTCTGCGCGTTTTATCAACACGCGCTGCCGGAAGCCGAAATCTGCATTGGTGACGACGATCATGCGACGGCCATCAATCGTAGCCAAATGCGCAACAACGCGGCGGCGAAGGCGACAACAGATACGCTCTGCTTTCTCGATGCTGATGGCCTGATTGACCCCGCAGATATCCGGCGCGCCGTCGCCCAGGTGCAACAGGGCAGCAAGGTGGTGAAGTTTCGTGGGCTGCATTGGTTGACGCAAGATGCTACCATGCGGCTGTTGTCCACTGATCCGTGTGCGGGGATGCCAACGTTCACCGTGAAGCGTGACGCCGAATTTTATACGCTAGATTTTGCTGGTCTGTTTTTTGCGCTTACCCGCGCGACGTTTGAAGAGATGGGTCAATGGGATATCCGCGCGGAAGAGTGGGGCGAAGAGGATATTTTTGTCAACATCATCGCGAAATGCCTTTATGGAACGATTGACTATATTACCACGGCGTGTTATCACCCCGTCGTTTCTACGCAACCAGGCAATGACGGAAGAATACGGGTGCATCGCCGCCACCGGCGACGCCGCGCTCATGCGTAAATATTGCCATGAGAGACCGCCGTTCTTTTACGACCCGCGCAAGCCGCGCCGCGACGTACTAGCCATTTTCCGTTTTAACCATGCGATATGCCTGACAAGCATCACAGGCCAGCAGTACACCGTCGCGAACGGCTACGAGGGCAGCGTGCCGGCGTGGGTGCGGGGCACCGCGATGTGGCGGCAGTTCCGCACGGGCGATGCGCCCATTATCGAGTGTTTAGTGGACGACCTCCTGGAGGACTCTTATGCGGGGATCGGTGTTAGCCAGTAGGGTGTTAGACGCGTTGACGCGGGACTATAACCCGAACCACGACGCGCAGGGACGGTTTGCGTCATCGGACACATCCGCGTCGCCTGCGACAATGAGCCGATCTGTATGGGAATCCCATGTGGCGTCGCGCGCTACCGAGAAGCCATCGCTCGCCAAACGCATCCATGACGCATTGACCCGCGACGGCGGCCCCGGCAGCGGCGATTTCGGCCATGCGGGGCGACCAGGGGAGATTGGCGGATCGGGCCAAGGCGGCAGCGAACAAACCATTCCTGTTTTTCATGGTACGCGCAAAGAATTTGACGCATTCAAGCCAAAATACGTCAACAGGAATCAACTGGGGTTTGGTATCCATTTTACCCCGGAGAAAAGTTTCGCCGCACAATATGCCGAAGGCAAAGGCGGACACCTTGTCTCTGCCGTGCTACATGTGCATTCGATACTTGACGCTGACCGTATTGTACTCGAGGGGTCAAAAGAATATGATCTTGCCAAACAATTGGCGGGGAAAAAATTCTATAGCGATTTTATGCAGGAAGGTCGAACAGGACCGCGTGGGACGTATCTACAAAACGCAATTGACGCTACTTCACCGCAACGGGCTGAACAGCTGATTCGTGACGCCGGATATGACTGCATTAAGTATAAGTCAACAATGGTTGGCGCGCCGCTGAACGGCTATCAATCGCAAGGGGCCAAGGCGACTTCGTATGTTGTATTTGATCCCAAGCAGATAGAGATCATCGACAAGCACGCTCGTATCACCGACGCCGTGCTCACCCTGTTAGCACCCTTCTCCGTTTCCGCGACCGTCATGCTCCCGCGCGCGCGCCAGTACGCCTTCACGCGCGACAGCGCGCCGCAGTCGGCGCGGGAGTTTCTCACGCACATCATGGAAGCCGAGTTGACGGAGCTCCCCGGTGACGCGCTGCGCCTGCGGGCGTTCGTGCGCGACGGCGGGGAAGGCTCTGGCGATTTTGATCACCCAGGACGGCCACCGGAAGTCGGCGGGTCGGCACCAGGGCACGGCGGGCCAGTGGGCAAATCACCGGAACGCGCCGCAACTGCGGCACCGGTCAAGTCTGAGACGCTTGCAACGTCCACGCCAGCCGCAGAACCTGTGCGCAACAGGACACCGGTGTATGGCAGCGGGATGTTGGCGCGTGTGCAAACATTAATAGCCGAACAATCCGCAAAAACGAAACAAGCGCGCGCGGATGTCAGAGAGGCCAATAAGGTGGTACGGGCGACGCATGAATCCAACGCGTATACGGCCTTGTATGCCGCACAGGAGCGCGTGCGCAGTGCTGATGAAGAATTGCGCACCGCTCTTCACCAAGAACTCAAAGTTGACAATGCTGCGAA